ATGCAAGCAAAATATAGGGGACAGCTTGTAGAAGTCTGGAAAATTTCGCATCGACCAATTCATGAAATATGGGTTAGGCAGGCTTTTGAACAAGAACGGCTTTCTTGGAATGAATGGAATAAAAACGTTTTAAATTTTGAGTCAATTTCAGGAGATTTGGCTTTAGTTGGCGATTTTTTGATTCAAAAAGATGGAAGAAGATTTCATGTTGTCAGCAGAGAAAATGTTCAGCGGGATTTGGTCTTTATGGACACAGAAACAAATTTTAAAATTGGTAATTAAAACAGAAAAGTTGCATAGCTCAAGTCATTTTTTATTGATTTGGAGTTAGTAAATGATTATTAAAGCCTATCAGTCTTGATTTAAATGATTTAACAGGAAGTAGAGTGAGCTCATGCTTGCCATAAATTTATTTTTCCGCTATAATAGTTAATGTTGTGGCGGCGTAGTGAAGTGGTAACACATGGCTCTGCAAAAGCTTAATCGTCGGTTCAAATCCGACCGTCGCCTTAAATATTTAATTACATTTAAGTATATTAAAATAGAATCGCTCAACAGTGCGGTTCTATTTTTTATAATTTAATCAAAATAAATATACTTAAAAATAATTTGGGACAAATTAGGGTCAATAGGGTCAAAGTTTATTAAAAATTTTTCTGATAACATCGTTGTTCTCTTGCTCCATCTCTTTTAACTGGTGAGCATAAACTTTCAAAGTAACATTTAAATTCTCATGTCCCAATAATTTTGATACGGTTAGTAAGTCTATTCCTTTGTAAATCAGATATGATGCAAAAGAATGTCTTAAAGAATGGGGGTGAACTTTTCTACCAGCTATTACTTTGATTGTCTTATTTAGACCATTATTACTTAAATTATAAATTACACGATCATACTTGTTTTCGTGCCAATATTCTTTTTTATATTTTTTTAGTAGTTTTATTGTTTTAGAAGAGATGGGAATTTTGCGCTTTGAACTTTCGTTTTTAGTATCTGCAAAATCATTCGTTATACTGTAGTCCCAAGTTTTTTGGATAGAAATTTCTTTTTTACTAAAATCTACATGATCCCAAGTAAGTCCTAAAAGTTCTGCAAATCTCATTCCAGTTACTGCAGTTAAGTAGCAAGCAAAGTAGCTAGTATATTCCATTTTTTCTTCTGCAATGGTTAATAACTTGAGATATTCATCAGCATGTAAATACTTTTCCTCAACTGGACGAGCTGCAAGTTTTGATTTTGCTTTGGTAAAGTCAGCAAAATTTTCACTAATAACTTTTTCGTGAACGGCAATCTTCATGGCAGACTTTATTTGAAAGTAAAACTTGTCCAAAGATTCTTGCCGATAAAGTAAACTCATTTTGTTTAGCACAGCTTGGTAAAAAGTGGGGGTTATTTCAGCAATTGGTTTATCTTTGATATATTTATCAATAAGATTCAAAGTACGCTTATATGTCCTCCAAGTGGCTTCTGTGACATGTGGTTTTTTATATACCTTGGCCCACTTCTCAAAAAAATCATAAAGAGAAATATCATTATCAAATTCTGAATGGTTGTTCAATCGTTTCTTTGCTTCATCAGCTGCAGCTTCGGCTTCTTTTTTTGTTTTATAGCCGCCCTTTTCAAATTTTTTATATTCTCCGTTATTATCTTTATATGAAAGTCTGAATTGCCATGTCTTGCCACGTTTTCTAAAATTTGCCATGATTTGATTTTTACTCACTTTCTTGCTAAAATTGAGTACGAGAAAACTCCATCAGCATTGATGAATTTCTTGCACTATACATGTTTAAATCCGTCCGCGCCGTCCAAAGTTTGGGCGGATTTTTTTATTTATAAACCTAATAATTCTTTCTTTTTCAAATCAAATTCAGATTGTGTTATTGCTCCAATATCCAATAGCTCTTTTAGTTCCTTAACTTGTTTAATAGGGTCTTGATTTATAGTCTTATCAGATACAGCATCCTTATTGTTAATGATGTAGTTTAATTTCATTGAAATTCTTTCTGCTTGCATTAAGGCGCCTTTATAAGCTAGACTATCACTTTCTGTTTCTTTATCAATTAGTTTAACCATTATCAAACTATATTTTGGGTTTGATGTATAAATGGTTATATGTAAATCACTTACCATTACTTTTTTCTTCGCAAAAATACCAATTAACAACGCACTAGAAAAATCAGTCTTAATAGATGAACCTTTATTGTCGGCGACCTCAAATCCTTTTATCTCTTGATAAGATAAATAAATATTAGTTAATGGTATAGACGAAATTTTAATTAATTCATTTGTATCATCAAAAGTAACATAAGGTTCACTAAAAGTTTTTCCTTTAAAGGCAATTTTACGCTGCTTTTGATGACTTGAATTATTTATACCATTTTGTTTTTTATCTTTTGAAATATTAAAAATTCCCATAATTTTTCCTTACTAGTTTGGTGAAAGTAAACATTATACATTATTAAACACCTAATAATTTCTGAAATCCTTTTTCTGCCATATTATAAAAATTGTGGCTCAAATGATAGCGATCTAAAAATTGATAAATATTAATAGTCTCAATTACATCAAAATAGCTAATATAATCAATAATATAATCATGCATTTCTTGCTTATTAATACTAACTTTTATTTCATCTTCAAAAATTTCCGTAATTGCTTCATGCATCTCTAAATATTCATTTTTGATTATTGATTCAGCCAGTTCAAAAGGTGATTCTGTTATATCTACAAACACATTAAAATATTCATAGCTCCCCCCATTGGCTTCAAATATTTCCCATAGAATTAGAATAGCTTCATGATTTGCTCTAACTTCTTGAGGATTTGTTGTATCATTTTCAGAACCTCTGCAGATATCTTTATTGATTACATGAGAAAGTTCATGAGCGATTTTAAAGGCAGTTATTTTAGTTGGATTATAAATCATCAACTTTCTTTTGATATTAACCATTGCAGTTTTAGGAAAGCAATCATCACAAGTAATATGAATATTGTGTTTTTCCATTTCTAAAAGAAGGTACTCTATCAATTCCTGTTTATTCATAGAGGCCTCCGATTAGTCTGTTAACTTGTCGCCATAGATTGCAAATAACATTTTCTTCACATCATCACTGATTGGCTCTCCGTCAAAAGATACCCATTCATTCCAGTCGATGCGAGGGTCATCCCAAGAAGTCGGCTTTTTCTCACTGATTAATTTTTTCAAATCAACTGGTTCATTGGTTGTTTTTAACCCTTCTCTTCCGAGTAGATAATCAACCGAAACATGAAAATAATCAGCAACTTTAGCTAAATCATCAGCCTTTGGTTTAGTTTTTTTCCATCCATAAATTGCATTTTCACTTAGTCCTACATCAATAGCTACCGTTTTTACATTTTTTCCTTGTTTGTCCGCAAGGTTTTTTATTGCTTCAAATACTGTCATATCAAGCCTTTCAAAGAAAAATAAAAAATAATTATTAATTTTCATACTTTTAGCTTGACAAAAGGTACGAGTTTTCGTACAATGTTATTTGTAAGATAAAAAGTTTGAAAAAAGTTTGAGAAAAAGAACTCATAAACAATACATAAAACAAGCTGGCAGGCGGTTAGTGTATTTATTTGAGCGTTTTAACTATGCCTTTATTGTACGAAAACTAATAATTTTTGTCAAGTTAAAAGTATGAAATCTCTAACTTTTTTTCAAACAATTATCAAACAATTAACACAAGAAAGGATAAGAGATGTCAGAAATCGAAAAAAATATGGATGCTCAACGATTAAAAATCAAGGCTTATCTCGACGAAAAGAAATGGACTAATGGAACACTAGTCCGTTTAACAGGTTACAACAAAGGCGACGTATCAAGCATCATGAGCGGAAAAATGTATGGAACTCCATATGTAAACAACTTCATTACAATGGTTTGCGAAGCATACGGTATCAAGTAAGGAGGAAATCATGTTAAGAAAAAATCTAAAAAATGATTCTGATTATCCGCTGATTATGACTCGGGAACTAGCAGCTGAATTTATTGGTGTAAGTGGCCCTACATTTGATAAGTATTATCGCTATGCCCATAATTTCCCAGTTGTGAAAAATGGAGATATTGAAGAAGCTTTTCCACGAGATCCAATCATTAAATGGATTGCGGATAATTGGCAATTATTGGAAAAAAGGAGAAAGAGATAGAATGCTCAAAATTAAACTTTTAAATAAATCTGACCAACAGTGGTTAGAAGGTCGCAAAGACGTTGAAGCACAATTGGAGATTTATAGTTCAATCCTCAACGCAAATGACCGTGTTCGAGCTATGAAGCAGCCACGAGCCCAACCCAGTGAATCACTTGTTCATTACGCAAAAGAACAATCGCTTGGAATGTGGTTAGAAGAATCACCATTCTTCGCAGAAATGAAAAAAGCCCGCACTGGTAATGCGAGCTGGTAGAAAATCTGTGGAAAGATTCTACCTTCATTATAACAAATTGGAGGAAACATGAAAAGCAACGTAAAATTTGATTTTACAAAAATCAAGAAAAGAACAGTTGGTGCTCGAAATATGATTTTGACACCGACTATCCACATCAGTAAGAATGGAGATTTAGCCTTTTATTGTATCAACGTTACTGATGCCCCTTATTTCAGAGTCGCAAAAACTGGGAACTTAATTGGACTAGAATTTAGCGATAAACAATTTAGTAATTCGTTCACATCTCGTGAAAGAGGAAGTGCCTTCTGTGCAGTTGCTCGTTCAGTGATTAAAGAAATTCAATTTGAAAAGTATATTGGAACTGATTATCATTCCGCTAACTTTGCACTACAAAAAGAATCTGAAAATCTGTATTGGTTTGATTTAACTTCAACTGTCACTAAGTACAAGAAATTGAAGTAGGTGCACTATGATCAAAAATAAACTATTTCATTGGATGGATAAACAGAAAGTTTCTATCTCAGAAATTAGTAAAGATACAGGACTATCAAGAACTACCCTGACAGATTTAAAGTTTCATAGAACCGCAAGGATTGACCTTAGAACGTTAGAAACCTTATGTCAGTACTTCAACATTACTCCTGGAGAGTTTTTTGAATATAAACCAAAGGAAAAATAAAACATGATAAAAATCAATAAATTAGAAATTGAAAATGTGAAGCGTGTCAAAGCAGTTTCACTTGAACCAACACAAAACGGACTGACAGTAATTGGTGGACGAAATGGCCAAGGTAAAACATCAATCCTTGATTCCATTGCGTGGGCTTTGGGCGGTAACAAGTATAAACCTAGCCAACCACACCGTGAAGGCAGCGTCCTTCCTCCAAATCTTCGAATATCACTGAGCAATGGTTTAGAAATCAAGCGTGATGGAAAAAACAGCGATTTGAAAGTCATTGATCCTAGCGGCCAAAAAGCTGGGCAGAAACTTCTTGATAGTTTTGTAGAAGAATTTGCCCTCAACCTTCCGAAATTTATGGAATCATCTAATGCTGACAAAGCTAGAACCTTGCTTCAAATCATTGGAGTTGGTGACAAGCTGGCAGAGTTCGAGAAAAAAGAACAAGAACTTTATAATGAGCGTTTGGTTATTGGACGAGTTGCAGACCAGAAAAAGAAATTTGCTGCTGAAATGACCTACTTTCAGGAAGCACCAAAAGAGCTTATCAGTGTGTCTGAACTTATTCAGGAACAACAAGCTATTCTTGCTAAGAATGCTGAAAATGAGCGACTGAGAGGGCAAAGGGATAGTCTGAAACAACGTCAAGCCCACCTTGATTCTGAAATTGCTCGATTAATTGAAGAAAAAGCCAAAGTTGACCAACAACTTGAAATTGCTGAAAAAGATGCACTTGATTTACATGATGAATCAACTGAACAACTTGAATACAGCATCAGCAATACCGAAGAAATCAATCGTAAAGTACGTGCTAATCTTGATAAAGACAAAGCTGAACAAGATGCTCAAATTGAAAAAGAAAAATATGATAACTTGAGCGCTCAAATTGACCGTATTCGTTTAGATAAAAATCAGTTGCTAGAAGATGCAGATTTGCCTTTGCCTGGTCTGTCAGTAGCAGAAGGAGAACTTCTCTACAAAGGACAACGCTGGGACAACATGTCCGGAGCTGAACAGCTTAAAGTTTCAACTGCAATTGTTCGCAAACTCAATCCAGAGTGTGGTTTCATCTTGATTGATAAGTTAGAACAGATGGACTTAGACACTTTGAAAGAGTTTGGCCAATGGCTGGAACAAGAGCAATTACAAGCGATTGCCACAAGAGTTTCAACTGGTGACGAGTGTTCTATTATCATCTCTGATGGTTACGGTGAAGAAACTGGGCAAGCGGCTGTAATTGAAACACAACCAGTTCAACCAGAACAGACAAAATATCAGTTTTAAGGTGGTGGATTATGGAAATGAAACAGATTCCAGACTATCCTAACTATGCTGTGACTAGAGATGGGAGAGTTTGGTCCTATATAAGTAATAAATTTATAAAACCAAGAGTATCTAAAGAGAATTCCGTCATAGTAAATTTGAATTTTGAAGGTATAAGGTTCAGAAGGAATGTTGCTAGGCTAGTATTTATAGCTTTTAAAGGATATGAACCTGAAATTGTACGTCATATTGATGGTAATCCTCTTAATAATAATATTGATAACCTCAAAGCAATGAGTAAAAATGAACACTTGAAAAGTTTAGGTAACCCTAGCAATTTCAAAAATTATAATCGTAACCTTAAAATGATTAAAGTTGATGTTGAATCAGAAAGTAAGCAGGTTGTTGCATACCCATACAGGTCAACTGAATATGATTCAGCTTTACTATGTTGCAATTTAAAAAGATTAACTTACAAAGGAGCTTTGTACTTTTGGGAGAATCGGAAAAATGAATTAATTGAGGAATTGAAAGTTAGAATTATGCTAAATAATTTACGTTTGAATTCTGATATAAGTGAATTTCAGCTGATTGGAATGTATAAAAGAAATATAAAAAAACAACAAAAATACCTTGAAATACTAGAAAAAATCTAAAGGAGAAATAATGGTATTTAACATTACAAGCGGTCCAACTGCTACCGCTCAAAAAGTAGTTTTGTATGGAGTTGAAGGAATTGGGAAGTCAACCTTTGCTTCGCAGTTTCCGTCACCAATCTTCATTGATACAGAGGGCTCAACCTCAAACATGAATGTCAATCGGATGGATAAGCCTACCAGTTGGCAAATGTTAATTGATGAAGTGAACTATATCAAGCAGACTCAAATGTGTGACACTTTGGTTCTTGATACAGCAGACTGGGCGGAAACATTAGCCAATCAAGCCGTTATTGCTAGTGATATTAATGCACAGTCGATTGAAGACTTTGGGTATGGTAAAGGATACACAATGGTCAAAGAGAAGTTTGGAAAATTACTCAATCTTTTATCTGAACTGACAGAAATTGGAATCAATGTCGTTATTACAGCTCATGCGGATATTAAAAAATTTGAAAAGCCGGATGAAATGGGAGCATTTGACCGTTATCAATTGAAGCTTTCAAAACAATGTGCACCCTTGCTTAAAGAATGGGCTGATATGTTACTGTTTGCGAATTATGAAACGACAATTGTTACTGACAGTAAAACCAAATCAAAAAAAGCTACTGGTGGTCAACGTGTCATGTTCACTACACATCATCCAGCTTGGGATGCTAAAAATCGTCATGGATTACCAGATAAACTACCCTTTGAATTTGGAGCAATTGCTCATGTTTTCCAAACACAAGTCGCTCCACCAGTTCAAGCTCAAACGCAGCCACCAGTTGAGCAACCTCAACAAGAACAAGCAACTGCAGCAGCTACGGTTGAAACACCTCAAGAAAACAATTTTGGACGTGAACCAAATATCATTGACCCAGCAATACCAAAAGAATTGGCTCAACTGATGTCAGTAAATGAAGTGACAGAAGAAGAAATTCGTAGATTGGTAGCAGAAAAAGGCTTTAGACCTTATGAAATGCCAGTCAAAGATTATCCAGATGATTTGATACAAGGTGGGCTTGTTGCTCAATGGGACAAAATTTTCACAGAAATTAAAGCTAAAAGAGCTTACTAAAAAAAGGAGAAATTAAACATGAACAATACAGTTGATGAAATGGCCGCATTTGGCTGGGATGATGAGATTGAATATAGCGAGGGTGGCAATTTTACTCTTCTACCAGAAGGAGAATATCCGTTTATCGTTACTAACTTTGAACGTAGCAATTACACTCCTGGACCTAATAGCAAAGCTCCAGCATGTAATATGGCAGTGATTACTGTAAAAGTAACTGCTCCAAATGGTGATGAAACAACACTAAAAGAACAGTTCTTGATGTATGAAAAAATGAAATGGAAACTTTCACAATTTTTTGTTTCAATTGGTCAACAGAAAAAAGGTGAAGCACTTCGACCTAACTGGCAAGCTTTGTTAGGAGCACAAGGAAAACTCAAGTTAATTGTTAATCCTTATAAAGATAAAAAGACTGGAGAAGATAAACAAAACAATCGTGTAGATCGTTATCTTGAACCAGAAGAACCAAATTATCAAACACAACAAACTGCTGCACCGGGTTACCAAGCACCACAACAAGGT